AGGAAAATTTTACATTAAATCATGCAAAGAGTGTTCATCATATAATCATGAATATGATTTGATAGAGCAAGCTATTGAATCGGCAAGATGTAGAATATATAGATTGAAACAGAATAAAGGGAATACATTAGCTCATCAAAAGAAGGCAAAACATCAACAGAATTTAATGAAAATTACTATTAAAGCGTTGGAATATTATAGAGATGAATCATAACCAGTCTTAAAACCACGCTTTCAAAGGAGAAAATGAACAATGAAGAAATTTATTAAAAGACTATTCTGCAAACATGATTATAAATACACTTATCTTCACATGATTAACGGAGGAATGGCTAAGTTATATTATTGTGAATGTAAAAAGTGTGGAAAGGTAAGATATAAAACTAACTAATGAAAATATTTTTTGATACAGAATTTACAGGGTTACATAAAGATACAACATTAATTAGCATTGGGTTAATTTCAGAAGATAGAAGATGCTTTTATGCAGAGTTGACAGATTATAAAAGAACACTGCCAGATGCAGATAATTGGAATTGGATAGAAGAAAATGTCATTGCAAATCTTTATAAATCCAAAAGTGAAGATGACAGAAAATATATTCCTAATTATCATATTGGAACAAAGGATGATATCGCATTGGCTCTTGGTAATTGGTTTAAACAATTTGATCAAGTAGAGTTGGTGTCTGATGTATGTCATTATGATATGGTTCTATTAATTGATTTGTTTGGAACAGCGTTTGACTTGCCTAAAAATGTAAGCGCAAGTTGCTACGATATAAATCAAGATATTGCAAGACATTATAGAATTAGTCAATCTGAAGCATTTGATAAATCAAGAGAACAGATATTATGGGATAGGTGGAAGGATAACACAGTTAGTGGTGAAAAGCACAATGCTTTATATGATGCAAAAGTTATTAGGGAGTTATATCAAATTTTGAATAATGTAGATTTTGATAAATAATGAGGTAATGAAACAAGTCTTTCAAGAGGAGGATGAATATTGAGAAGGAAAATAGCGCTATTTTTATTTATTTCTTGTGTGTGTGTTTGTTTAACAGGTTGTCAAAATGAACATGATAAAATAGAAATATGGAATCAAGAGGATTGGATTTTTGATGATATTAACATAAACATAAAAGATGGATATTTCTATGACAGTCATGAAAAATTTACAGTTGATGATAACACTGTTGCTGTAACTATATATTTTAAGAGTTCTGAAAGTGATGAATGGGATAGTAAATAATAACAAGAAAATCGCAATTTTAACGGAGGAAATAAATGAATGGTAAAGAGTATCAAGAATTAGCAATGAGAACGTATGATGGATATGCAATGAATCGCTTATCTTCAAATGTTATGAGCGCTACTTTTTATGAAACAGCAGCACTTTTAAATGGTGTCTTAGGACTTACAGGAGAAGCTGGAGAAGTTTCTGATTTAGTAAAGAAAGGAATTTTTCATGAAAAAGGAATTGACAGAGAGCATTTAGAAAAAGAATTGGGTGATGTAATGTGGTATATAGCTCTTATATGTCATACATGTGGTTTTGATTTAGATGAAATTATGCAGATGAATGTTAATAAATTGAAAGCACGTTATCCTGAAGGATTTGATGTAGTTAAGGCAAATAACAGAAAAGATGGAGATGTGTAGCAATAGATTGTGTGTTTCAAGAAAGGAGAATGTGATTGATAGAAGTAATTAGGTTGTTTAAGCAAATTCAAAAAACAAGTAGCCTCAATGAAAAGAAATCTATTATCCAACATAATAAGGACAACACATTGTTTAGGCGATGCCTTAAGTTTCTGTTGGATGATAATATTATTACAGGAATTAGTACGAAGAAGATTGGTAAGAAATTGTCAACAAATTCTATGATGACATCATGTCATCTGAATTTAGATAGTACATTTGAAGATGTAATAGATTATCTGGAGAAAAATAATACTGGTAAAGATGATGATATCAATGAAATCCAAGCATTTTTAACAGGCCACAAAGACGACAGAGAATTTTATGAGCAAATGATAACGAAGAGGTTTAGGCTTGGCATTGACTCCAAGACAGTAAACAAATGTATCCCTGGACTAATTGATACATGGGAAGTCCAGTTAGGCTCCTCATATGAGAAACTAAAGTTAAAGGATGGGGAGTGGTTCTCGCTTAGCCAAAAGATGAACGGAAATAGATCTTCGTTTTATAAAGGCAAACTTATCAGTAGACAGGGAAAAGAATTTACTGGTATGCAACATATCATATCAGACTTAGAGCAACTTGGAATAGGATGGTTTTATGATGGAGAACTTATCCGGAAAAACTTTGATAATTTGCCAGATGGGGAGAATTTTAGGATTGGAACTGGGATCATTAACTCTGACGCAGAGACAAAAGATGAAATAAAGTTTGTTATTTTCGACTACTTCCCAGAATCAGATATCAATTTAAAAGAATCAGCAGTAAAATATAAAATCCGTAGAGGAATGTTGAATAGACTGCGTGAAGTTATTGAAGAGAAAAAGCTTCGAAATGTGGAAATCGTTAAAATGGTTTATGAGGGTACAGACCAGACTCAGATTATGAAATGGCTAGACTATGCGGTTGAACAAGGTTGGGAAGGCCTTATGCTCAATAAAGATGCTACATATAAATGTAAACGAACAACGGATTTAATAAAGATTAAAAAATTTTATAGTATGGATTTGCCTGTGGTTGCTGTAGTGGAAGGGGAGGGGAGACTAAAGGGGACACTCGGAGCCTTAGTAGTGCAATATAAAGAAAATACAGTTAATGTTGGAAGTGGCTTTGATGATGCAACCAGAAGAAGTCTATGGAATCAAAGAGACGAGTTAATTGGTAGAATCATGGAAGTAAAATATAAGGAAATTTCAAAAGATAAAAAGACTGGCCTTGAAAGTCTGCAATTCCCTATATATATGGGAATGCGGGAATATGGTAAATGCATAAGTTATGATTGATTTATTCTGAAAAATCTGATTCAAAGTAGAGAAGAAATAATTTCATCTATAACATATAAAATCAAATTCCAGGAGTGGTTATGAAAAATTTAATAGTAAATTTATTGCTGTCAGTAGTGACAGTTTCTTTAGGTGCGTTTTATATTCCTACAAATGAACAGAGAAGCAATATAGAAACTAATATTGTTACAGTGCAAAAGATGGCGACAGAAATAGCCTCACAATCATGTCGTAGAGAAATCATAGTGCAGTATATAAATGAATCCAAGAATAACTATGATACAGTTTTAAGAGAAATAGAGAGGAAGATGGAGAGTCTCAATAATATTGGTGATAAGAAAGAATGGTTTTTAGAATATAAATCCATCATAGAAGAGTATGGTAATTTATTTGGCCCTCCAGAAAAGATATATGACTATTTCTCTGATAAAGAATTAGATTTGTTGTTCAGGGTAGTCCAGGCCGAGATAGGAGATGAACAATATTCTTTTGAACAAAAGGTAAATGTTGCCAGTGTAATTTTTAACAGGTTAGATCATGAAAAATTTCCAAATTCGCTTATCGATATTCTTGTTGCGGATCAGTTTGAAACAATTTTGAATGGGCGATATCTAGAAGTTGATATTATGGAAGATACAATACTGGCTTGTGAATATGCTTTTGGAATAGAAGACACTGCTAAAGAATGCCTATTCTTTGATAGCAACAATACTTTGAACTACAAATATGTATTTTTTGATGGTGCACATAACTTTTACGGATTAAAAGAAGAAAAGATAGATGGAGGTGAATTGATATTATTACAAGAGTAACTATTTGTTTAAATACAGTAGATAGGGTAAAAAGATTTTGCGATGCAGCGGAAAAATTTAATAGTGAAGTTGATGCGATTATGGGGAGATATATTATTGATGCCAAATCAGCCCTTGGGGTTTATGCTTTGGATTTGAGGAAACCGATTGATGTTGAAATCCATAGTGACGATGAAGAGGAAATCAAAAGATTTAATATGGCTATGGAAGAATTTAAGATTGGCTGAAAATGTTATTTGATGTTTAGTAAAGAAGCAAATAGTTTGAGGCATAAAGGAGAAAAATAGAGTATGAAAATAACAGTTAATAGTATTACAGGATTTGAAGATGCCTTTGTCGCAATGTATATAAGCAAGAGAACGTGGACACCTGAATTAGATAAAGAAATAAGGACTACATGTAATAAAGTAATAGACGAATATGGACATTTGCGAGAAAGATGTACTCCAGAAAATCTTGCAAAGTTTAATGGATGGTTATTTACATTATTAAAGATGGGCAAGAAACATATTACAGTTCTTAGATTTATTGATATTTCTATTATGACAGAGGGATTACATAGAGCAGGGCAAGACGATGTAGATGCTCATGCAAGAAGGTTTGATAATAGAATTATTAGAAGCAGCACAAGGCTTTCCACATTTTCTGATGACGAAATATCAAACTATTATAAAGACAAAGTAATTACAACGAATAAAGCACTGAATATTTTAGGTATTTGTATTCCCGATTCTTTCGAATATAGAGGATCCCGATATGTTAAATCGCCAAATGGATATGTAAAGGAAGAATATGAAAATAATAAAGATGTAAAGCGTGGCCTTTATATGCTGAGCATTCCAAGCAATTTTATTTCCAAAATCAATCTATGTGAGTGGGGGCATGTGTTTCAACAAAGAAATAAGGATGGTGGTGCTAATCCAGAAGTAAAAGAATGGGCAGAAGAAGTAATGAAACAGATTAATGATTTTCATGGTCAGATTACAAGAGAATATGTGCTGTCTATAGAAAACTGAAAGGAGAAATTAGATATATGATTAATTAATAAATGAGGAAAATTATATGAGAATTATAAATATTATTGCGATTGCTTAGTTTTATACTTATGTGGAATATATGTGTATTGCAAGACTATTAAATATTTTAATATGATTTTTAAATGGAGGGATTTATATAGCGAAAAGAAGAAAATTTAATCAATTTGATTTATCTGATAAAAACAAAGATAGTACAGCGATTTTGATTTATGATAATCAAAATTACTATTTCGATATAGAAGACTATGACAAAATTTCTCAATTTTATTGGCGACCAAATAATAAAGGATATTTAGCACACTGGTTTGCAGTTTATGACTCGCAAGGCAAAAGATAATCAGGATATATTTATTTCCATAAACATGTCTTAAATTTAGATAAATCACAAAGCAGAGTAGATCATATTGATAGAGATATCCATAATAATAGAAAAATAAATTTAAGAGAGTGTACGCATCAAGAAAATATTTTTAATTCGTCTATTGGAAAAAATAATAAATCAGGAATAATTGGAGTGAATTTTAACGCAGCAAAACATACATGGGCGGCTTCATTAATGATAAATGGAAAACATATTTTTACAAAGAATTCTATTAATAAAGATGAAGCTATTAAAAATAGATTACTTGCTGAAATTAAATTTTTTGGGAAAGAATTTGCACCACAAAGACATTTATTTAAAGAATATTTACAAGAAGGAGAGTATTGATGGAAATAGAAAATATGCAGGATGAAATAATGAAACAAACAGAGAGAGAATTAAACGAGTATGACAATGTGAATCGACCGGCGCATTATGCAGACTCAAAAATTGAAGTTATAGATTATATAGAAGATAAGAAGTTAGGATTTTGTCTTGGTAATGCAGTTAAATATATTTCTAGGGCTGGAAAAAAGAAAGATAGTGGTAGAAGTGTAATTGATAAAGAAATAGAGGACTTGCAGAAAGCAATATGGTATATCAATAGACGGATTTATGAATTGCAAGATTTAAAATAGGAGGATTTTAATGAATAGAACAATTTACCTCGTGGGTGCCATGTCCTGTTATTTCAATACAGAACAACATGATTATCCTAAACAGTGGAGGGAAGGTGTAAAGCAATATGTTGAAAAAATATATGATGATATTACGATTGTATCGCCAACTGATTTTTATGAAATCGGCAAGGGCCATCATAACACAGAGTCTGAAGTTATGCGATTTGATCTCAGGATGGTTAGAGAATCGGATATCGTGTTAGTTAATCTTAAAGATTTACATAATTCTCTTGGGACTTCAGATGAAATATTATATGCATTTATCAAAGGAAAACCAGTTATTGGCTTTCTGGAGGATGAAGTTGATTATGAAAATGTTCATCCTTGGAAGATTGAACAAATTGACAGGATTGAAACTGGTAAAGACGCAATGAAAAACGCGATTGACTATATCTACAGATACTATGTGGATCGGTGAAAATAGAAGAAAAGAGGTTATGCGATATAGAATTAATATCTACAGGACATAAATTGGCTAAGGAGTTGCTTATCAAGCCAGATGGCTTCATTACAGCAACGCTTGATGGGAAAGAGTATGTCATAGAAGATATACAAAGGATACCTACACATGCTAACATCGATGATACAGTGATGCATTGGACATTGAATTTGCGTGATGGTGGAAAAGGAAATATTAAAAGGTGAAATCAACCAAAGAAGATAAGAATGTCATGGTTGGGTTAAGTTGCAATAAGCAGACTTATATGATTATTGAGTGAGGTGATATGTAGATGATTGTGGGATTGCTGATTGGAGCATCTGGATGTGTTTTTATTGGTATGGTGATTATGGCACTTTGTGTATCCAGTTCTCGTGATAGTAGAACAGAAGAAATGGAAAATAATACAGATGAAATGTCTTAAAAAGAAAGAGGAGGTTTTATGAATGAAGATTGATTTATTTGATGAGTGGATTGAACTTGATTTTGATTGGAAAGCAGTGATTGGTATTGGAATTATAGTTTTAGGATGTGCATTGTTTTGTATATAGAAAGGACGCTGTATAAATATGATTGTGATAAATCTATTTGGTGAACCAGGGGCTGGTAAAAGTACGGCTGCTATGGATCTCACGGCAAGGCTAAAAAGAAAAGGAATTAATGCTGAATACGTCTCTGAGTTTGCGAAAGATAAGGTATATGAAAATAATGGTGAAGTATTCAAACATCAGGAATATTTATTTGGAAAACAGTCTTTCAAAATGGGCAGAGTAAGAGATAAGGTTCAGGTAATGGTTGTAGATTCGCCACTAATTCTTTGTGTTGTATACAACAACGATAAAACACTTGGAGAAGATTTCAATAAGACTGTTTTGAACGTATTTGATTCATATGAAAACAGAAATTATCTGCTTACAAGAAAACATACATACGAGGACGAAGGAAGATTCCAGAACGAAGAGGAGGCATTAGAAGTTAGAAAGCAAATTATAAGTGCACTGGATAATATGAATATTCCTTATAGTTTTGCTACATCTAGCGAAAGTGATTGTGAAATAATAGCAAATAAAATTGCAGAGGAGATAAGAGAGAATGAACAGTAAGGGACATTTGTATATTAGCCTTAGTAAATCAGTTATTAGAGTTTGTGGTAGTATTGCTGCTCTTATTAAGAAATCGGTTGTTCCATTGGCGATAGGGATTATTGTAGCTGAAGTTGGTGGAGTGTTGGAAGAATTAGTTGATAAGAGATAATGAATGTGGAGGACATTGTTATTGACAGTACAAAAAAGAGATGGTCGTAAGGTTCAATTTGATAAAGAGAAAATTAAAATAGCTGTATTAAAAGCTTTTATTGATGTGGATGGTGAAGAAACAGTTTATGCAAAAGAAAAAGCTAGAGATATTGCAAATTACATAGAATCTCTGAATAAAAGTATGACGGTTGAGGAGATTCAGGATCAAGTAGAAGAAAAACTAATGGCAAGTAATCGTAAAGATGTGGCGAGAAAATACATTATATATAGAAATAACAGAACTGCCATTAGAGAGAAAAATACTCGGCTAATGAAAGATATTTCTGAAAAGTTAAACGCAAATAACGTTCAAAATCAAAATGCAAACGTAGATGAGAAATCTTTTGGAGGAAGAGTAGGAGAAGCAAGCGACACTGTTTTAAAAAAATACGCATTAGATAATTGTATGTCAGAAATGGCAAGGAATAATCATTTGAATAATGAAATCTATATACATGATTTAAATAGTTATGCCGTTGGGATGCATAACTGTTTATCAATCCCATTCGATAAATTATTAGCCGAAGGGTTTAATGCAAGACAGACAGATGTAAGACCAGCACAATCGGTAAGCACAGCATTTCAATTGGTAGCAGTTATCTTCCAATTACAGTCTTTACAGCAATTTGGAGGTGTCTCAGCAACCCACCTTGACTGGACTATGATTCCTTATGTCAGAAAAAGTTTTTATAAACATCTTAAAGATAGTCTTATGTATATGGGTAAGGCTGGTGAGTATAAAGTGTATAATGAACATTTTAGGGAAATTATAGAAAATTGCGATGTAGGGATTGAAAACTGTGACTGGTCAAATTATTTCACAGAAGACTTTTACATTCCACAAGAAGTATATAGTTATGCAATAGATATGACAGAAAAAGAGGTTTATCAGGCAGTTGAAGGACTTTATCATAATTTGAACACTTTGCAAAGTAGATCAGGAAATCAATTACCATTTACCTCGATTAACTATGGTACTTGTACAGAGCCAGAAGGAAGAATGATAACAAAGGCGTTATTAGAAGTTTCAATTAATGGAATTGGGAAATTACATAAGACAAGTATTTTTCCATGTGGTATTTTTCAATGTATGAATGGTGTAAATAGAAAACCATCAGATCCAAACTATGATTTATTCAGATTGGCACTCAAATCTACAGCACAGAGACTATATCCAAATTATGCAAATGTAGATTGGTCTGGTAACGATGGTTATGACAGGAATGATCCAAAAACATTTTTTAGTACGATGGGCTGCAGAACTGCAAATGGGTGGGATATTAACGGATTTGGACAACTAAAAGATGGTAGAGGAAATATCTGTCCAGTAACAATTGTTATGCCGACATTGGCAATGGAAGTAAAAGAAGCTATAAATGAAGATTGCACATATTCAGAACAAATTAAATATGTGGATATTTTTTTGCTTTTGCTTGATAAAAAAATTCATGAAGCTAAAGATATGTTGCTTGAGAGATTTGAATGGATTTGTAGCCAGTCGCCAGACTCCGCAAAATTCATGTACGAAAATGGAGTTATGGAAGGATACGATGGAAAAGATATTCGCTCAGCATTAAAACATGGAACTCTTGCTATTGGTCAGTTGGGGTTAGCAGAAACACTTCAAATTCTTATTGGATGTGATCATACAACAGATAAAGGTATGGAATTAGCAAAACAAATAGAACAGCTATTTAAAGATAGATGTGCTGAGTTTAAAGAGCAATATAAGCTGAATTTTGGAGTGTATTATACCCCTGCTGAAAATCTGTGTTTTACGGCTATGAAAAAGTTCCAAGAAAAATATGGTGTAATTCCTAATATATCTGATAAGAAATTCTTTACAAATTCAATTCATGTTCCTGTGTGGATTAAAATGACACCAACAGAAAAGATTGATATTGAATCACAGCTTACTGGTTACAGTAGCGCAGGATGTATAACATATGTTGAACTTGAGGGAAGTGTAAAGAGCAATATAGATGCACTTGAAACTATTGTTGACTATGCAATGGATAAGGATATTCCTTATTTTGCAATAAACGTTCCTAATGATATGTGCACAAATTGTGGTTACTGTGATGATATCAATAATAAGTGTCCTATGTGTGGATGTAATGAGATTCGTAGACTTCGTAGAGTTACAGGATATTTAACTGGTGATTACAAAAGTGCATTTAATTCTGGGAAACAGCAAGAAGTAGAAATGCGAGTAAAACATCAAAAATTCTAAAGTCATTTAGAGAATAAGTAAGTGGAGAGATTAAAAGTCTCTACTACTTACTTATTGAGGTGATGATTATTAGAATTTTAAGTGAAGAAACAAAAAGAAAAAGAACTGAAACATTTAATAGGAAAAGAGATGAAAAAGCACAAAAGGAAATCGGTAATACATATTGGAATCTTATTGTGGAAAGTATTAACGAAGAACTAACAAAAAAATACAATTCTAACGGAATGAGAAGAGGTGTGTACTTCAACTTTAGGTGTAAATGTGGGAAGTTAATCTCACATAGGTTATCTGATGTAAAAAATGGTCACTGTAAATCGTGTGGATGTACCAAATTTAATAATCCAAATAGAGTTGAAGATTTAATAGGTAAAAAGTTTGGTAGATTAACTGTTATGGAAAGAGATATAAAAAGAGATTTTGAACAATACAAAAATAGAAAGAATGGAGTTCACTGGTTATGCAAATGTGATTGTGGAAATCCCAAAATTCTGAGTGTTGCAGGATATCAATTAAAAAATGGGCATACACAATCTTGTGGCTGTTATGCATCTGAACAAATTGCAAAACGTAATAAAATGTATTCTACAAAACAGAATTTATTTACTGAATTGGATGATTATAAGATTGCCATTAAGGATGAAAATGATAATCAATGTATTATTGATAAAGAAGATTATGGAGTTATAAAAAATTGGTATTGGAGAAAAATAGAAAAGCGTGGAGATATCAACAAAGGATATTGGGTGACAAATGTTAAAGAAGATGACAAATACAATAAATCAGTATTAATGATTCATCAGGTAATTGCAGAAATTAAATATGGCGAATACGATTCCAAATCAAAAGTACCAGACCATTTATCAAGAGATACGGATGACAATAAGAAATGTAATATTTACTTGAAAAGCAATCAGAACAATTCACATAATAGAGGTTTGAGTAAAGCAAATACATCTGGTAAAACTGGTGTAAGTTATAACAAACAAAAAGGATTATGGACGGCATACATAACTGTAAACTATAAAACAATTCATCTTGGAAATTTTTCTGATTTGAATGAAGCTATTAAAGAAAGATTGGATGCAGAGAAAAAATATGGATTTACTTGTGATGATATTGTTGCAAATTATGATTATGATGAGGTGGTAAATGAGTGAATTATTTAAAAATTGATAAAGAAGATTTATGCAACGGAGAAGGTTTGAGAGTCGTACTATGGCTCTCGGGCTGTTCACATAAATGCAAAGGCTGTCAGAATCCTCAAACATGGGATGCTAATAGCGGTATCCTATTTGATGAATCAGCAAAAAAAGAACTGTTTAGAGAATTAGACAAGGATTATATTTCAGGTCTGACACTGACAGGGGGTGATCCGCTCTTTGAAAGCAACTTGGATGGTATGTTAGATTTAGTCGCTGATGTAAATGAGCGATACAATACTTCATCCAATGAAATCCGCCTTTCAAAACCAGAGAAATCTATCTGGTTATATACAGGATATACACTAGAAGACATAACTGGCGGGATGGCATATGACAAAAATGGAGCATTCTTTATGCTCGAAGATGATAGGAAGAGATATCAGATTATATCCTCGTGCGATGTACTGATTGATGGACGTTTTATAGACACGCAAAAAGATATGACTTTGAAATGGCGTGGGAGCAAGAACCAAAGAGTTATCGACATACAAAAATGCCTTCAAAAAGGAGAAGTAGTATTATGGGAAGATTAGCAGATGGCAGATATAAGCTAGATATCACAAAAGAGGAGATGAAAAAACTGGGATTCCGATACGACAGCGAATATGATGGCTATGTATACAGATTCCCAGTTTATAAGTACAATAAAATACCGATTCTGTTCAGCAAAATCGGCATAGATGAAGAAACGAAACAAGTATGGTTTAGGGTATGCGACAATAACGGCCTGTACATGTCATATTACAATGAAGAATATGGAAGGAATAAGCTGGTTCCGCTGATAGAAGAGCAAATAGAAAAAGAATTCTCAAGGATAGGGGTAAGAAGGGTGAAGTGATATGGGAATGATTTTAACGTCTGAATGTGACGGATGCAATTATGGAGTTATTGACGACAGGGATAAAGCGCGAGTGAAGGTGATTTGTACATATAAGGGGAAAGAATATTTTTATGGGCAGTGCGTTCCATGTGACAATAAGATAAAGAAAGGTTTAAAAGATGAGTAGTGTTAGAATCGCAACATTTAGAAAAGTAAATTTTGAACAATTTTATAAAGACTATGAAGAGACTTTTAGATATGGACAGAATGTTTTAAAAATAAAAGAAATATATGACAATATAATATTACCCAAACGAGTAACTACTGGAAGTGCTGGTTATGATTTTAAGAGTCCGATAGATTTTGCTCTACGTTCTGGAGAAACAATCAAAATTCCAACTGGAATAAGATGTAAGATAGATGAAGGGTGGGTATTACAACTATATCCACGTAGCAGCCTTGGATTTAAGTGTCGTCTCCAACTCGATAATACAGTTGGTATCATTGATAGCGACTACTATTATTCTGATAATGAAGGACATATTTTCATCAAAATAAGCAATAGCTCAATTAAAGGGAAAACTCTTGCTGTTAAAAAAGGCGATGGTTTTGCACAAGGAATATTCTTGCAATATGGAATTACATCTGATGATATAGTCAGTAATATAAGAAATGGGGGAGTTGGTAGTACTGGAAAGTAATAGTGTACTTGTTATAATTCATATAATGCTGTAACTATTATTTCGAGGAGCAATTAATAATGGCAGAAAATAATCAACAAACAAATTGCAAAAATATTTTTAAAAATGAAGAAGAAACTAGAAAAATTCAATTTACAAAGAAATGGATTGAGCTAATTAACAAACTTGAAAGAAGTAAAAGTATATATATAGAAAAACAATGATGACAAGTTGTTTTCTGCATAGTATAATACATGTAGAAAACAACTTGTTCTATCTCAGAATATTTTTAAGGAGATATGAACATGAAGGTAGCTATTTATTGTCGTCTATCTGAAGAAGATAGAAATAAACAATCTGAAACTGATGATAGCAACAGTATACAGAATCAAAAGACAATGTTGCTTCAATATTCCATGGAACAGGGGTGGGAACTTTACAATATTTATAGTGATGATGACTATACAGGAGCTGATAGACGTCGCCCAGAATTTAATCGCTTACTAAAGGATGCAGAGAATCACAAATTTGATATCATTCTATGTAAAACCCAATCACGTTTTACGCGCGAACTTGAACTTGTAGAAAAATATATACATGGACTTTTCCCTATTTGGGGTATACGGTTTATAAGTATTGTTGATAATGCAGACACTGCAAATAAGGGGAACAAAAAATCTCGTCAAATAAATGGGCTTGTAAATGAATGGTATTTGGAGGATATGTCAGAAAATATCCGCAGTGTTTTAACAAATAGACGGATTAATGGTTTTCATATTGGCGCATTTGCTCTTTATGGCTACAAAAAAGATCCAGACCAAAAAGGGCACTTGATAATTGACGAAGAAGCAGCTGTTGTTGTCCGTGAAGTATTTACCTTATTTTCACAAGGATATGGGAAGACTGCAATTGCTCGTATGCTTAATGACAGAGGTATACCTAACCCAACAGAATATAAACGTTTAAAAGGATTACGTTATCAATCGCCAAAAACTAAAAATAGTACATTATGGAAATATTATGCAATTGCTGATATGCTGGTAAACGAAATCTATATCGGGAATATGGTGCAAGGTAAGTATGGAAGCATATCATATAAAACCAAGCAAAATAAACCTCGTCCCAAAAGTGAGTGGTATGTGGTAAAAGGCACACATGAGCCAATAATTGATCAGAACTTATGGAATAATGTACAGAATTTGATTGCACAGAAAGCAAAACCTTTTAGCATTGGTACAATAGGTATATTTGCAAGGAAAGCCAGATGTGCAAATTGTGGGTATATTATGCGTTCGGCAAAAAATAAAGGAAAGCATTATCTTAAGTGTCCAAACCATCATGTTGCAGAAAATGCTTGTATAGGTTCATTTATTTCAGTTGATAGACTGGAGCGTCTTGTCATTAATGAACTCAACAATATGATATCTGAGTATCTTGATAAAGATGAGTTAGAGCAAAATATTGAATTTTGTGATAATTTGAATGGGCAAAAAGCACGTTTAACTGCGGATATAGCCGCTTACAAGAAAAAAATAGCAGATTATTCAAAAGGTGTACGAGAACTATATATGGATAAGGTTAAGGGATTAATATCCGAAAGCGATTATGTAGAGATGTCAAAAGACTTTATCACAGATCGTGAACGATTAGAAAGAGTACTGGCAGAAAGCCAAAATCAGTTAACAATAATAGAAGAAAAAATTATTGAAGGCGACAATCGCCGTGAATTGATTGAGCAATATACCAACTTGGATCACCTTAATCGAGAAATCGTGGAAATACTAATTGATTATATATCTGTTGGCAAGAGGATTCCTGGCACAAGAGACGTTCCTATTGAAATTCACTGGAACTTTTAATAAAAAGTTGTTCTTATATGATTGCACCAGAGCAGAAGGCACGCACCACCTATGACAATATCCTGCGGCTGGTGAAGGAGCCGGATGTCTGCGAACCCATCAAGTTCCTGCGCATGCGTGAGATTGTGCATTTCCAGCGCTTCGGCGAAGCCCTGCGCATGGTGCAGGATAAGCTGGACAGCAGGAACTTCTACGCC